GTCGAAAGGTTTATAACTATTGTCAAATTAAATTTTCCTTCGTTTGTAGTATGCCGGGGTTGTAACAACATGAAATTGTTAATGTACTCCCAACCCACAAGTAGTACACTCAATAATTTTTGTTTGGCAACCACTTGTATTTTGTTTAATGTTTTATGTAATATTTTTCAAAGAAATTCATGTCAATATCGCGCCAATTTAATTGCAATCCAGGAAGTTCTTTTTCTGCCAATGCTTCATTGATTTTTGCTTTAAATTCATTGAAGAAATCAGGTCCATGTCCATAAGCATTACGCAAAGCAGCTTCGCAATTTACGAGAGTTGCCTGTTCATAGTTTGGAGATTCAAAAATCCACCTTGGTGTTTCAGTTATTGACAATTCCTCAAGCGGCGATAACCACTCTCCCTGCCAATAAGGATGGGGTTTGAATCCAGACTTCAAGAAAGTTGAATCAGTAAGAGTTTTATACGGTTCGATCTCCAATGACTTGTCTGCACTTGTGGCAGAAATTCCATATTCAGCGAAGAAACGGGTTATTGTTACACCATTGAATCGATCTATAAATTCCCTTGTAACAGACATAATTAAGTCATCACCGTAAACACAGAGATACACATTCTTGTAGAACATAGTAAACACCGATTCCATGTCATAATACTCGTTTTGTTGTGGTTCCACGAGATGCATCCAAGCAAATAAAACATAAAGTTCATTGACAAGACCATTCTTAACAACAGTTAGAGGATCACCAGAAGGTCCACCACTAAACTGACGATAAACATGGTCAATCATAATATGCTTTGAATTGTAATGTTCCTCTCCAAGCACATCAATTTCAGCTTCCACTACATCGGCAACATATTTCATTGTCCAACGCTTCACAATCTCATGTGCAGCAGCACAAAACATTGCATTATATCCAGGACCAAAGTTTGAATAATCCAGCGTAATTATATATGGTGAATTAGTCAAAAGTTGGTTTGCCAAAGTCGACCACTCAGGTCCATCACGACTAATGCCAACTGCATGCTGATAATGTAAGCGCGAAGCCTTATAAGCAGCAGAGAAATGCAAAAAGTTTTGACGACCCTGAACTGTGATCGATATTGGTGACATAAGAAACACACGAGTGCCACCAAGCTTCATTCTCTTCTCAATTTTCTTGCGTTCATCCTTCAATTCTGCAATATAAGGATCAAACGGAATGATACCATTTTGTCGTAATTCCATGTTGGTTTGTAAATGTTGCAAAACCTGTTTGTCAATTCTCACTATTCTCTTCTCAATTTCCTCATGGTCAGATACAGTTATGTAGTGCCTCTTCTGCTTGTTGTTCTCATAAACATAGGGATAACCCATTGCAGTTTTAAGCTTCATTGGTTCGTAACCATCAACATTAAATCCACGAATGCTTTGGGCGAGTGTTAATCTCTTTGGTTGACACACCAAAGGTCGCATTCTTGAATAAAATTGATTCCACAAAGATTCCACACATGTATCCACAACTTCCTGACTAGTATTCACTGTCAAAATACCATGTTTTTCACAACCCGCAACAATTGGTGATTTTTCATGCGGATAATCAGGTTCGTGGTGTGATAGAAAAGCTGGATAAGTTTTAGGTGGTCCATCATAAGTACAAATTATTGATGGTCGTATTTTTGAATCCGTTGGAATGTGAACTTTTCGTTCGAAAGCGCACATGTTTTCAACTTGTACCATGTCATCCATAACCAATCTACTTTCCGTTATTGGTTTCGCATTTGGAGGCTCTCGTTCCGTTATTATTGTTTCAGGTTCAAGATCGTGGAAGGTTTCTTGTGTTAATAACACACCATATCCAACCTGTCCAAAGAAAGAAGTTGTATTTCCAGCAACATGCATTGCAATAATTGGTCGTGTTGATTTTGGTTTCAATATCAAGGAACCACAAGCTCCATTTAAGCTAAAGTTATAACGCAAAACATCATGAACATCTTCCGAATTGTCGATAGCAACACGAGCTTCATATCCCATTAATTTTATGTCTTTTCTTTCACATCTTTTGTGATTTCCATTGTAAATTTGAACCAAATGTCCAATGCTCGGTAATTGTGTCTCCAAATCTTCCTCTTTCTGGAAAAAGCTCAATAAATTCTTCCCACATCCAATTGTTTTTGGTACTTTAAAAATACAAAAATCAGTTGATGGTGATACTATCCAGTCAGATTCACAAAATTCATATGTTCGGTTTGTAATATTGGGTATAGCAGGTAACCAAATTGTTATTTCGTAGATATCACCAATATCCCGAAGAGCTTCATAATAATGTTTAGGCATCATACAGTTGCGATTGTATGCAATGACACCACTCAATTCCTTGATCTCATTGGATATTTTGTTACGCACACGCAAAACAACCTGGTTCCGCTCAATATTATTAACAAGTGAGTCCACAAAATTTGCATCATTTTGGTTTGTGTTTTTAGCAAACATTTTTGTATAATTTACCCTTGTTTTACTAGATTTATTGGGCAAGTGTCTCGTTCTTTGACTTTTATCATACTCACCCTGAGGGGTTGTTGTATTGAAAAAACCCTTAACCCAACCAAAAATACTAAAGAAAGTTTTGATTGTTGCGATAGCACCCAAAACGGTAGCACTAATTCCAAGTAGAATTTTGGGCCAACTCTCAGTATGATTTATACCAATAAAATGAGCCCCCTTTGAAAGCGTTCGTTTTAATTTTGCTCTCCAATTTTCATACTTGGTATTCAGATGTAAATATTCCCACTCACCCGGATTGGGATTACAAAATAGTGGTACACTCTGAAAGGTTTTATTCTGCAACCAAACAGCAATCAACTTTTTGCAATCATCCGTCCACTGAATACAGAATCTTTCGTATCGAGCAAGATTGTTATCCTCGAACAACCAACACTTTTTAGCACATGGATAAACACTTATCATGGTGTCATCATCAAGATTCCAATATTCCTCATTATATGATATTGGATCATTACCAACAAATAGTCTGTCATGTTTACAAACCCCATTTTGGTAATTGGCTTGAGTAAACATCATATCACTAAAGACACCCTTGATAAAAATTTCGTCAGTAAATTTGGACGAATTTTGACACCCAAATTTCATAAATAATCCAGCAAAAGCCCGGCCAAATTTGTAAAACATTCGCAAATACAAAAATCCAATAACTCCAGTAAAAGCCCACCACAATGTTTTCCGCAACATCATTATGAATCGTTCAAACTTTGTTGGTGTTCTGGGTGAAAGCATAAACCAAGCCATCCATGGTGCGTGCCAAAGTTCAGGTTGAGTTTTGTGCGTTACACAATACTCACAAACTGATTTGTTGTCAAGACACTTTTTACATATATGATGTTTATTGTCACCATACAAGAAAATGGTTTGAGCTTTACAATGATCACAAGTGATTAACCGTCGGGGTAGTTTTGCATTAAAAACCATTTGATCTCCACCATTTGCAAAATACACTTTGTGAGATCCAGTATCAAATCCACTCGAAACCTCTGTTCCAAGCAATTCTTCTGAACCCATCTGTCCGGTTTCAAAATTAATATAAAATTGCACACCAGGATCATCAGGTGTAAATTCCGGGTAATCGTGATTTTGAAAAACATAACCAATTTCAAGGTTAAACGATGAATCTGGTATGAATACTTCATGATCTTTCATTCTACCCAAATACACATCAGTCATAAATTCATTGTAGTTCTCTTTGTACTTTTTGTACATAACACTCTTGTAAATTGCCGATGGATCTTTATAATTTGCATTTGAATTGTCCTTTTCGTTAAACTTGATTTTCTCCGTTTCATAAGTACAAAAATCTTTGCGTGTAATTTCAGTATAAACATCAAGCAGTCCAAGATTCATTGGGAACTGTTCATCATTTGTTTCAACCTGGACCGGTACACAAACATCATGTTCAACACCCGCCATTGTTACTTTGCGCATGGCAAATGAAATTCCCTCTCTGGCAAAAGGATCATTAGTTCCGATTCCATGAATTGGATATTGGTTTTCCCCATCAATAGTTGTTGGAAATTGTACTATTGTTACATCAAAATCATCAGTTAATTTTGGGAATATACTAGCCAATAACTGGAAGAAATCAGCAAATTCCAAGGAAAACTCACAACCAAGTAGAGATTCAAGATATTTGCTAGTGTATCTAATACCAAGCGCTCTCTTGTTAATGGTTGACAACATATCTGAATTGAGTTGTTGGATATTCAAACTAAAAGGTCTATCAACCCCAAAAGCTGCCATTTTATTATGTTCTTTCTTTCCATCAGATATAAGTTGGAGTGCTGTTGCATAAGTTAAGGTTGGTTTTGTAACTATGCGTCCATTTGCAAACGTTTCGGAATTCATTAGTAAGTGCAAAATCCCAATATCACCACAAATTGATTCAACAAGTTTCATCAATGGTAATTCCGTATACTTATTATGTTCGCATTGTTTGACTAAAACATCACACGTAGGACATTTTAGTTCAGTCTGGGAAATGTTATCATGTATGAATTTATACAAAATGTATCTATCATCCTTGAGTATCTTTTCCATAACCAGTTCTTCATTACAATGAGTCCAAAATAAGTCAGCCAACAAAATGGTTTGAGTTAGCCCAAGAGAAAGGAATGGATTCCTTGTATATACACCCTCAATATTGGCTCGAGATAATACAACAGATGGAGTACTCACAAAGAGTTCCTCAAATTTTGTCTTATCCGATTGGTGTTGTACTTTAAAATCATCCAACATTGCTAAACAACGATCCACCTCTTTCGCCAAATACATGGATGGTAATTCCTCTGGAATTTGCCCAATCTCATCTGCAACCTCAATAGTCCTGTAATTAAACAGGTCTAATGGATCCTGAAGCTTCAAAATATGCTCTGGTATATCTTTGCAGAATAATGATAACTTTGTCTGTGCGTTTCGCAATTCACGTTCATTGTATTCAACAAAATCCGTTTCGAGAATATCCATAAATTTGTTCCAATTCATCCATTCAGTTGTTAACGAACAAGTTCTACAATCATCATGTCTTGGACAACGGAATCTAAATTCCAAATGATCCTGATTTTCAAGGTCAGTTTTCAATTTTGTAACATCAACTTTTGGATCAACTAATCTCATTTCAATCAGTTTGTCCCTTCTTCTGAAAACTGCATCAGTATGGATACAAATATTATCCAAATGTGAGGTTGGAAAAGCTCCATTTGTCAATAATATAACAAGTCTGGGATTTGCTTTTGCGCCCTTCTGCTCAACTGATGCCTTTGGTGGTATAAAATCACAAGAAGATTTCAATTGATACAACAAAGAAATTTCCTCAGCCATCCTCTCAGGTTCCTTCAAATTCATCCAATCGTCAAAACGAATAACTGGTTGATTTTCGTAACCATCAAAGTGCTTTAATCCAGGTACATAAGTATAAGTTGGATTTCCAGCAACATGTTTATAACCAATCCGTGAAAGTAATCTGTGAACAATGAAGTCATTTACAAAACTTTTTCCAATATTGGAAGCACCAGCAAAACAATAAACACGAGGTTCATATCTAACAGGAGCGCAAGTAAAATTGCACCAATTTTCTTGAGTGAATTTGTCAATTTTATTAACGTAGCGCATAATAAGCATTGTTCCAGGCCCCGGTTTGCATGCAGCAAGTCGAGTGGACAACGCATTAGAATACATATGAGCACGCCAAATTCTAGCCTTCATATCAGCTCTATTTAAAGCAACTTTATTTGCAGGATGTGTTATAATATCAACCTCATTCATAAAGTGCACAATGTCTTTATGCTCTTCCTTGAGGGCATCAACAAGTGTTTCCTGGACTGGTTTGTAATTTAAACAATAACGAACGGCAGATCCAAAAATCTTGAATATACGCTCAACCAAGGTTATCATGCTATTTATATAGTTAACATTTCGCACATCAAAACAAAAATCCTTAAATGGTGAACCATGATCAAAAAATTTCTTGTTTGAAAAATCAGAGAATTTAAATTTTAAAATTGTTGCGAGCAATCCAATAAATAAACCAAAGAAAGATCCAACTTCGTTCCGGTGTTCTGAAAATTGTTCCGTCGAACCACCAGATTGAAGTGCATTCATTTTCTTTGCTATTTTCGTTGCATAAGTTGTAACTGTCTCCAAACCCAAGTCAAAGAATTTAGCCAAATATTTCATAAAAGTTAAACCAAAATTTATGTAATCAAAGTTTCGTAGCAAAATAATTAAATCAAAAAGAAAATCACGTGAAACATGGAAAAATTGTGAACCCACAGCCCCACTTTCAAAATTCAAAGCAGAATTTATTTTCTGCAAAAGCGGTTCCAATTCACTCATTATCCGATCTGTTCCACCACCAACTTTCTCAACAGAATCCGTTATTTTGCCAAGATTCTTTGT